TCGTTGTCATCCCCGCTCCTGTTTTAGTCTTTCTAAAGTTACCTGACTTAACCGAAGTCTTTATTCCCATTCCCTTTTTTCTAGGTGTTGCCATCTATACACAATCTCCTAATGCCTCAAACCAACGCCTAAGTTCTTCTAGGCGCTCATCATTCTTAATTGGTTTGGGCTCTTCGTCCATATTTTATCCACAGAATAACGTGAAGTCTGTAAGAGCAGTTGCAACTACTACAGCAAAGTCATTTTGTTGTTTACCAGTTAAAATTCCTTGTCCCGGTAAAGATAAAAATTGGGTTAACGTAGCACCTCCTGGTGTAGTCACATCTAATATGTTTTCTGCTATTCCTGGAGTAACCGTAGTAGGTGTTCCAAGATTAACTGTGTGAGTGTGGCGATCTATTTTTAAACTTCCAGCACCTGCAGCACTAATAACATAAAAACCTTTAACTCTACAACGAGGTAAAGCTAAACTTCCTGTTGTACCTACGGCAACAGTGCCTGCGGCTGCGCCACTAATTACAATACTGTCTATTCTTGAGTAGTAATATACTGAGTTAACAGCGCCGGCGTTTCCACCGGTAACTACTTCAGGGTAATTAACAGAACTAGGGCCATCTATAAGATTGCCTACGACAGCTCCATTAATAGTAAATGTAATACCCCTATCATCACCTCCAGAAGTAAACACAAGTCTATAACCTGCGCCTTCTTTAGCAACAACAGGGTCAGTGTTAGTTAATGTTAATGCTCTAGGAAATGCTCCTCCTGTAACAACTGCTGCAGTCTTAAAAAATGTAGCTGAGGTAGATGGATTAATCGACCAAATATCTGTCTGTTCCATATCTTTCTCCTAATTAAGCTAGACGTGTATATCTATATCCTGTAGCACTACCAGGTGTTATACCGTCGCCACCAGTAAATATTAAGCTGCATTTAGCTATATCTTGTGCTGCACTAATAGTAAGTAATCCAAATGTGGCCCCTGTAATTGCTCCTAAACCAGAAACTGCTCCACCTGCACCTAGAGTAAGTGTTACAGTGTTAGCTCCGGCTGTATTATCTACTATAAAAATAAATTCTTGTCCTGCAACGGCAGCTATTCCTGTGCTTAAAAGTGCGGCAGTAGGTAATGTAATTGCAACGGCTGCTGCGGAAGTTGAAGTAATTTTCCCTGTAGCTAATTGAGCTGTGGTAATAGCCGCTGCGGGGGTAACATCGATTGCTACAAATGATGTTGGGATAAATCCGTTAGTTGAGGCAACGGGACCTGAAAATGTAGTTCTTGACATAATTGTTTCTCCATACAAAGTTAAGCTTATCTGTCGTGTATGCGTCTGCTGGGGCAGTCATGATAAGCCGGTAAATCCCAGATAATTAATGTTACACGTTTTCATATCATTATACAACAAAAAAGGGACCGAAGTCCCTTTATATAAAGCTTTGAAATTACTTGTTCATTACGTACATTGTTACTTCAAAACCGAAACGCATTTCAGTTGCAATTGGTGTTGTCCACATAATATGATCTCCTTTCGTTTTAGATTTCAGCATTGCTGATAGAAGAATTATATATACTTATTTAAACTATATTCTGCGTAAAATCATGAGTTTATCCATAAAGAAATAATAAAAATTGTGGGTGATACAGGTAAAACTGCAATAAGCCCCATAATAACTATTAATTTTTTACGCCAGTTTATCAAGAGCTTGAGATACTTTTCGTTCTATCATAGGTATTAAGCGCATACCACTATAGCCAATAAAGAAAGCTATCGCTGGAGAAAATGTTATATGAAGACCTAATTGATTAATAATAGGAGGTACAAAAAATTCAGCTGATATAGCCGCCACAAATACAGATAATATAACTTCTATCCGTGCTCGCTTACGCTCTACAAGCCAATTAACATGCCCCCCACGAGGTGCTTTTCCTTTAACTTTTTTAACATTGTAATTACAGAACCCCCCTAATACGGAAGCAATGATACATACAAAGCTAACTCCAAACATGTCGATTAAATATTGCATACCTTAATTATACTCCTAAAAAAAAGAAAACCCGACAGAGAGGAGCCGGGTTTTCCAGAGAGCGGTACTACTTACAATTAAGTAGAACCCGGTGAACCCCACATACCTAGAGGATCAGACCAACCAAATGAATAACGTTCACGGGCTTTGTATCGAACATTACCTGTGTCAAAATCGCCGTCCATTGAAGTTGTTAATGGTGTTCTTTCAAAATGCTTCATACCGTTAGGTACATCAGTAGTTAAGAAGAACGCATTCGCATCAGTTAAAAAGTGATTTACTGAATAACCGTCTGGAATGGATCCATTAGTTCTCATTGCATTGATATCGTTATCAGCAGTACTCGGTCTAAGCTGAGTATCTAATAAACGAGTTGCAACAAATTGTAGTGCTGGTGGTATTACTAATCTACGAGGTTTAGCCGCGATTAATAGACCACGTTCATCAGTCCAAGCTGCGATCTGAATAACTGCGGCTTCTAGTGCTGCCTCAGATAAATCCACACCAACTGCTGGTCTGTTTGAGTTTGTACCACCTGCCACCGTAGGGTGGTTAACAACAGCTGCTGCAGCGTTAGTACCAAATAATGATACGTTATCGCCACCTAAGAAAGCACCGTTGAAGCCATTGTTTAAAACATTAGCTGCACGAACTTGCTTAGTATTTGCCATTGAACGAGCAAGAGCTTTAGTATAGCGAGCTGAAAGACTATCATATAGATTATCTTCAACTGCTTCTTCAGTTAAACTGAAACCTAAAGCAATTGTTACGTGGTTATATCTAGCTGTAAAAGCTTCTTGTGCATTATCATATGCAATAGCTGCTCCCTCAGATTTAAGAGGTGCGGCTGCAAAGCCAGCTAGTTTTGTTTCTTCTTCGAAAGAACGATCTGAAGATTCAGTTTCGTAAATCTCTTTATGTTCTTCCCCATAACGTGCATATTCTAAACCGAATAACGCGTTAAGTCCTGGTAATAGCTCCTTAAGGAGCTGGGCTCTTGAAATTGCCATGTTTTATTCTCCTTAATTAGATACCAACGCCGCTTGTATAAGCATGCGCTACTGGGTTAAATTTAACAAGTAAGTCAGTAAATGCGTCGCCAACTATAGATGTAGGTGAATCTACAAAGTCTACAATTTTAAATGCATCTTGATTTACACTTAGTGTAGCAGAGTTAACTGCTGTTGTTGAATTACCAGATGATAAAGTTCCTGTAGCAGTGGTCTGCGCTAGAATAGAACAACATGAGCCTAAGGCTGCTGCTGTTACTGCTCCATTTGCTTGCACTTGGAAAATTACTGCTGGGTCGTCTACAACATAAGCTTGTATATCAGCTGCTACTGTACCTGTTGGATAGTTCTGTCTAAATACTACATTACCCGAATTTGGATCTGTAAATGTACATCCTACAAATACGCCTACTGTACCTGCTACAAAAGGTGCTGCTGCTGTTCCAACTGTTAAGTTTGGAGTTAAAAAGCCAGTACCTAAAACATTAACCACTGAACCGTAGTAAATGTTAATAGCTGTTGCAGAGGCAATCGGATACAATCTAGTAGAACCCGCATATGGGGTACCTCCTAGATGATTTACGGCTTTCAGTCCATAAGGACTTGCTGTTGCTGCCATGATTGTTTCTCCTATTTATTTCCCTTACCAAACTTTCCGGTATTTCCCGTCTCTTGACCTTCAGCAAACTTAGGCATACGTGGATCGTTTTGATTCATGTATTGCGCATCAACTGCTTCAGTCTGTTGCCTTGTTGCTTTATCAACATAAGCTTGACGTTGCTCCATTAGTTCTTTAGGAATTTTACATAATAGCACACCACCAATTTCAATACCGTCTTTGTATTGTGAATTAGGGTCTGCCGCTAATTGAATCTCTGGGTGTTCCGAATGCTTCACCGGTTCCCAGCCTTCACGCATTTTTGCAGATACGTTCATGTTATCAGGCTCATTTAATAAAGAACACCTAACCCATCTATAAGACCATCCAGCTTTCTGGTTAAATTCTGGTAGCGAACTTGCCGGCTTCCATTCTGTAACCCTACTTTCTCTATTGTCCATTTCTCGGTCAGTTCTTTTTATTGTGTTACTTTCTGTTGCCTTATCCATTTGCGTTCTCCAATTTAAAAATTTCTCGTGCGTATTGCTCCGGAGTTAACTTAAGCTTTTTAGCAAAAGCAACTTGAGTTTTTGATAAGCGTACTTTTTTAGGCGCGGTACTACGCGTTGCCGGTGCTACTACATTTGAAGGTTTGCGTTGGCTCGGTTTTTCCGGTTCCAACGAGTTTCCCTTAAAGTTCTCAGGGAATCGTTTTTGCATCGTCTCATCAATACGATGGTAATAATCTGTAGAAGAAGGATCTATTCCGCTTCTAACTAATCTTTCGTGTACTCCTAAAGCCAATGAAGTCATTTCTTCATCTTTACCAAACCACTGATTTTGTTCTTGCCATTCTGTGGCACGAGAATCAGGTGCTGGTGCTTTCGGTTGTAAACTTTCTAAGTTCCTTTGTACACTATTTTCATCTGCTTGTCTATCATATTTATATTGCGGTCTGATATTTTGGGCAGAAGAAACTTTATATTGAGCCTCATTCATTGCTGCTTGAGCCTCGACAATCTTTTCAGTATCTCCAGAATCGTAAGCTTCGCGATAATCTCGTTTAGCTACTGCTAGATCTGAAGTAAACTTTTCTTGTAATGTTCTTAAATAATCTTCTTCTCCAGAACTTAAGGTGGTTCTAAGTTGTTGGTTTTCTCCTGTTATTTGTTGTGCGTATCTAACAGCTTCTTCTCGTTCTCTAGCTGCTTCTTCTTTAGCTCGTCTTTCATCATGCCAAACTTTTTTAAGCTGAGACATTCTTTGTTTAACGCGTTCAGAATAATCTTCTAAAGTATCGTTTTCAAGTGTCTCGACCATACCATATGGAAGTGGCTTTTTGCCTCTATCTGCTCTAGGCGTGTCATCCTCTTCCTCAACCTCAAACAGCTCTTCTTGCGCAGGAGCTACATTGGGCTTTTGTTCTACTCGCTCAACATCGGCTGTAGATTTCTCAGTTTTACTTTCTGCTTCTACTTCTTTTTTGCCTTCCTCTAAATCTACCTCTAATTCTTCGCCTTCCATCGGTTGAACTTCGTCGTTAGGTATCTCGTTTATAATTTCAGCCATGCTATTCTCCTATGCGCGTTCGTAGCCACGGGGGTCATCGACCACTGCTTCTACGGTATCGTCGTTTATTATGCGGAATTCTTTTCCGTGAATTTTGATTCTAGTACCTGCGTAAGCACGTGTTATAACGAAGTCTCCTTCTTTACACCATGGGCCTCCAGGGAACCTAGCTTTGTCTTGATAAGCTAAATCGCCTAACTGCATAACAAACAAGCAAACAGTCGCGCCTTCTTCAAGCTTCTTAACTTCAGCAGATTTTACAATACCCCCTTCATATGTTTCCTCTGCTTCAGGAACAATACATAAAAGTCGATAGCCTTTAACATCAGGTAGCTGAGTCGCTAGTTTTGAAATAGCTTCTTCACCCGATACTTTCTTACCGTCTTTGGTTGTAGTAATTTTAGATTTGATTGGGTCTCCAGATATAGAGACTATTTTTTTGTCTGGGGTAGCAATGGTTGTATTCATTTTTTCACCACACTATCCGTTGGGTTAGCACCAAAATCTTCATCGCCTTCTTCATGCGTTTTAACCGCATCAGCAATCATGGCTTGTATAATCATATAGCCCTTAATTTCGCCGACTGCTGCTAAATAAGCTTCAAATTTATCAGTCCCCCTGCCCATACTTTCTAGTAATTCTTTGCGTCTTTCTTCTATCTGGGTTGCTAGAAGTATTAACGTTTCTTTAACCATTTTTTATTCCTTTTTGTTGAGTTGAGTTTCGTCCTTAAGTTTAGTTACATCTACCTGAGCTGCATTACGCAACTTAGATTCTTGTGCTCGAAGTGCCATGTCTTTATTTTTTTGGACAACATCAACGCCCATCTTAGCTCCTTCAAGTAATTCTTTTGCTTTTATTTCTTTGTCGTCTGTTACTGCTTTAGCTCCTAGTTGAGCTCCTGCAATTTGTTCATTAGATTCAATTCTAGCTTTTTCTAAAATCATATCTCGTTGAACATTAGTTGATAATTTTTCTCTTTCTAAGTCAAGTCTAGCTGCATCAAGTTGAGTATCGGCCTGCATTTTTTGTGTCTTAGCTTGAGACTCTTGTTGTTTGATTTGAAGCTCTTGTTGTTGCATTTGAATCAACGGATCTTCTTGCATTTTTTGTGCTTGTTTCTGAGATGCATTAGCTTGATTCAGTTGTAGTAGTTTTTGTGCTGCGCCTGCAGAAAGTCTTGCTACTTGGTTCTGAATATTTTCTGGCATTGCTTCATCTTCTTCTGGAAGTGGTACACCGAGTTGTTTTTCAATTTCTAATCTGTATTGGAAAGCTATGTGTTCCGCAATGTGAGCTTCCATAGCTGCCTGCATTTGAGGCGCTTTTGGATTCTGTCCTACCATCTCACGTACAAGCGGATCATCTCTAAATGTTCTATGAACTTCAATATGAGCTTTATGATCTTGAAATAAAAATGCTTTAACTGGCTTACTATTAATCATGTTCATGTTTTCAGTTACAGGATCTGCGGTTTTAGCGTCATCCTCCGTAGGAATAAGTTTGTTAATATTTTTTACTCCTAATACTTCTAACATCTGTTTGTTTAGTTCAGGCAAGTCATATATTTGAGGATTCTGTTGAGCCATTTGCATAACTGCTTGGTACTGTACAACCTTCTGTGCCATCGTTGCCGCATTAGGATCAGCGACAGGAATAAGTTGGACTTTTTCATAGTCTGATTGTTTAGCGCCGGGTGTTCCTGTTGAGGGATCATACTGATAATCAGGGTCTGTATAGTCTGCAATGATATTTTTAAGTAGCCCAAACTCTTTCTTCATAGAGTAATAGATACGGGCATTAACTGCTGACATGACTTTGAGTGTTCGTTCTAGTATTGCAAGTGTAGAGCCTACTGGAGAGTTAGCTGACATATCAGATACTTTCATATCTGCAGCAGAAGCAAAACGTCTACCTTCGTCAATGATCTTATCCATTAATCCTGCGAGCACTTGACTTGGCTCTTTATATGGTAACATCATTATATTATCTCTAAGAGTGCCCGATGCAGCATCTACATCTCTAAATTCACCTGGGCCTATTGGAGTGTCGTCGCCTTTAATGCGTAAACCTCTGGCTTTAAATCCACCTGGGAGATTTGATAATGTACCTGCGTCTACTAACTGTCTTAATAGCATTGTGCCTGATTTGGAAAAGCCTCCAATTAAATGAATTAGCCCGAAGCAATAAAAACCAAATCCTGGTATATACCCGTAATGAACAAAGTGTTCACGGCGTTTTTGTTGGTTATCCTCCTGTTTCCAATTACGTCTAATAGCTAATATCTCTTGAGTGCCTTTATCAATTGTTACAATATAAGGCAGCGCTATTCCTGTTTTGCCATCTTTATCTTCATCTTCGTAACCTTCTAAATCAAGGTTAACATTCATCTCTAATATTTTATATCGGTCATCGTTAGTAGCATCAAAACCCATTTGTTCTGCTATCTTTTTCTCTACTTCATCTAAGTCGTAGCTAGGTTCTCCTAACTCTACGTCTCGGTAAAAACCAAGATGTTGTAATGTATGAAGTTCTTGTTCTGTCTTGCGCATGACATGAGTTACGCGTTCTGCTGTTTCTAAGTTAGATGCGCCATAAGGTACAACCATATCTTCAGCCGGTACAAATATAGATACTTGTCTTTCTAAGGCTGGGTCATAATAAACTTTCTTAAATGCATTGCCCGCTAATCCTAAACCCCATAACATTCTTTCATGTTCAGGTCGATACTCTGGCATTTTATCCATGAGTTGATAGTTCATATTCTCTTGAACTCGTGCAGCAGCTTCCATACACTCTGGTGTTTCTTTGCCGATAATAGAAGTCTTCACTGGACCTGCAGCCGGGAAGGTTTCCATCATTGTTTCAGCTTGGAATTTAACAAGTGCTTCGGAGAGGAGTGGATGGTATACAGCACATGCCCCTTCCCACGGTTCGGATCTTTCTTCTATCTTAAGTCCTAATAGTTCTAAGCCATCAACATAAGTTTCTAGCCAGTCTTTTCTAGAGTTAAGGTCGTTAGTAAAATCTTCGAGTAAGTCTGAAGAGAGTTCAGCCATATATTTGTCTGATAGTTCTTCAGCTAAGTTAGCATTAAACTCATCTTCTGCCATTGCATCAGGGTCAATAACTATTTCTGTATCACCAATGCCTATAGTTACACTTTCAGGATCTTCTATTTCAATCTCAATTGCTTGCTCTTCTTCCGCTAGCTCCTCTATTCCTACCGGTGCTGCGTATAGTCCTTTATCTACGTCTACCATAATTTTATCCCTTAGCTCTTTTTTTTGCTGCTTGTGATAACTCTTTAAAATGTACTAATTTTTTAGATGTTTTGGTGTGAGTTTTATTTGTGTGGAGTGTGCCATCTTTCATCTTATGAGATGAACCCTTATGTTCTTTTCCATCTTTAGTGTAATGTTTAACGCCCTTCATTATTTACTCCTAATTTTGTCAACAACTTTTTGTAATTTTTGGGTAATTGTATACCATACCATACACAAATAGTCTTGAATAGTTTTTAACATTTGTTTAATTTTTTTCATAGCGCATATAACCTCTTATTTTTACGACCCTTAAACATTTGAACCTCTTCTTCTTCGTCTAAAGGTAATCTTATAAATCCGCCTTGTCTAAATCTAGCTAGTGCTAAAGTTGTAGCATCCACCAAGTCATCGTTGGCTCCAGCGGGGAAATCATTACATTCTTCTATTAACTCGTGTGCCCATCGTCTATCAGGGGCCCATACAACACCCCCGCTAAACAAATCAGATACTGCATTTACCCGACTTATTTTGTCTTGGCCTTTCCCCGGAGTGAACTCACCCACTGGAATACCCATTCTTCTAAATTCTTGGTAAAGCGCTGCACCATTCGATTTTTTCTCTACAATAAAAGCATCCGGCTCCCAGTCTTGGTATTCTTCAATACATAACTGCTTAAGTTCCGGAAACTCTAGTCTTTTCTTTATGGCGTTTAACAGTATTATAGCGTAGTTATTTGTTTCCTCGTTAAAAAAGACGCCCCATGTTGTTAATGCGTTGTAATCAGCCCTTGTATGTGATTCTTGCGCCGCATCTAGCGTCATTATTGTAAATTCACAAGCTGGTGGGTCTTCTTCTTCCCATATATTCCACCATTCTCGCTTGATTAGCGCCCCTTCTTCCGAAGTCGGGTTCTGTAAGTACTGTGCGTTCCAATATCTTACGTCTAATACACTCCGTTTCTGTTGTAATTCTTCTAGTTCCCAGAATTCCGGCCATAAAGCGCGTTCCATACCCTTTTTGTCTGTAAGTATTGCAGGAAATTCTACTAATTCCCATGGATCTGCCTCATCATTCTTGGTCATTTGGTTCATTATCTGGCCAGTTAGGTCTAATTTAGACCATCTTGTCATCACAACAATAATAGCGCCGCCAGGCATAAGCCGCTGAATAGGACCAGATTGAAACCATTCCCATGCCGGCAAGAAAACATCCGACCTATTTTGTTTAGCATCCTGCTCTGAGTGAGGATCGTCAATAATAAATAGATCAGCACCACGCCCTGCCAAAGCACCACCCACACCAATAGCAAAATACTCGCCGTTGTAGTTAGTACCCCAGCGAGAAGCTGATTTACTGTCTGCTTGAAGTTCCACATCCGGAAATATCTCCTTGTAAGGTGAGGAACCTACTAAGTTTCTCACGCGTCGTCCAAAGTTAACTGCTAAGTCAGCGGTGTGAGAAGCCATGATTACTTTCTTTCCTGGATACTTCCCTAAAAACCAAGCCGGGGCAAGATAACTTATCATCTCACTTTTACCGTGTCTCGGTGCAATGTTTACAACAACTCTTTTTTTAATCCCATTAGCAATGTCTTGAAAGATTTCTGCTAAATGCCTATGGTGTGCTCCAATAATGTAGCCAGGATAAACATGTTTTATAAAGTCTAAAAACGATTCTACCCCCACCTCTTTCTTCATCTCTTTCTGATACTGCTGGAGTAGCGCTAAGTTCTTGCGTTTCTCTCTGTCTGGCATATGAGGCAACGCTTTCTCTAATAGACTTAGATCTTCTTTGCTAATCATTTATTTTAGACTCTATGACTTCACCCTCAATAACAGTCCCTTTAAGTTGTTCTATTGTTTCTCGAAGTTCTTTCTCTAGCTCATCCCCTGATTTAGTAATGTGGGTAATCTCTGTTTTCTTCTTGAACGCATCAACCCCATCTACTTCGCCAATAGCTCGGAGTGCCGCAAGCTTATCTCTGTCTTTCTCTGCTGTAGCAGATATTTGCACGAAGCTATTTACCGCGTACAGCTTAAGGTCAGAAAGTTCTTCGACGATCATACAATTAGTTTGTGCTACGAGTCCTGCTAGGAACGCCATCGTTTCATTAGGATAGTCTGCAAACTCAGGTTTAAGTTTCTTGTTAGTCATCATTTCTCGTGCTAACTCTTGCGCTTGTTCTTGGTGTTCTGCTGAGGGAGAGATGTCTTCACCTTTAATGTCCGAAAGTTCTTTGATGGTATGGGTCCGTACTCTAAGCTCTTGCTCAGAAGTCATGTCAGGTATGGCTTCTTTCTTAGTTCGAGGGACGCTGATATTAGATTCTATTTCCGGCATAACACTCATGGGCTCGTCAACGAGATCGGATTCTTCCGCAGGAGATAATTGGGGTATTTTTAGTTTGCTCACGTGTTCGCTGTTACACCTTTGTTAATTTTGCAGCTATAAGATGCTGAGTATATCTAAGAAACTAAAGAAAGGCAATAAGCAAAGAGTAACAAAAAGAATGCTGTGTATATAGATATGTTTTTCATAGATGTATTTTACCAAGTTTTTTTTATCCGCGTGGTACTGAGAATCATTTGCATATATAGGCGTTATACTTTTGCATGTTCTGTGTAGCTGGAATAACTTGTAGATTAGTAGGTACGTGCAGCCCGGATATGAGTTTGCCTCTTAAAGGAATAATGTGATCGACGTGATGTGGAATCCCCGTTTCTAAAGTTTTTCTCGTTGCCTCCGCGTATATGTCCTGTATTGCTTTTATGTCTTCTTTGGTTAACCATTTAGGAACACGGTTTAGTTTGTAGGCTCTTCGCCTAGCATGATTGGCTCTTATTTTTTCAGGGTATCTCTTCCGGTATTCTTTTCGTAACTCTCGTCGTTTCTCAGGATTGTTTTTTATGTAGGTGGCGCTTGTTATTCTGTGGCATTTTATGCATCCATGATTGCGAGTATATCTTAATCCCTCATGACCATGTTTACACGGACCCCCTATGTACTTGATGTCCCCTGCAGCGAGTGCTTCTTTTCGAGAAGTTTTATATTGCATGGTTTTTAGTCTAGCAAGTTTGACAATTTTTTGCAAAATATTTTTTTAGTTGGCCTTTTGTTTAGGTACCGGGGGTATACGTAAAGTAGAGGGGTACCCCTCCGGATATCCTAGAATAATTGGATCATTTGTGCATATTAGAATGTATAAGGGCTATATAATTTTTTTGGATAAAGTGGTGCATAGGGGGGCGGTGGGGTTGCTTATATATGTAAACTAATGTTAAGATATGATCATACCAACGAGATTGTTGGTTCACACACAGGAGATACATGATGGATAAAGCAACCGTACTAGATACACCAGAACAGATCGACCGTTACAGAATGGCGGTAGTCAGACAAGGGATCAAAGCTCTATTGATCGGCATGAAGATTAACAGCGGTTACACATCGACTGCATGCAGGACCTTTGTCACTAAACTAACAGGGACTAAATATCCTGCAGGTAAAAACGGATTGTCTCTCGCACTACTTGATCTCAACGAAATACTAGGAGAAGTATAATGGATGATTATAGAGATAAGCTTTTAGATTTAATAGACGGCGGACTAATTGACGCAAGGCTAGCAGTTTTATGTCTGGTCAAGTATATGTCACAAGATGATGTCAAGGACTGTATGAAAGTTAACGAACTATTAGAACAGGAGGTTGAATCATGAATAAAATACCTGAGAGCTTTAGAGGTTTATCTGTTGGATCTAAACCTGAGATAGTTAAGAATAGATTTTCAGGGGATGCAGTAGAACTTGAACCCCAAGCCGTCGCAATGTATGACGCGATCATAGGAGCCGAAACCGTGGAACTTTATGACATGGTGCTAGAAGGCTTGGCTTGGTTTCGCAAGTATCACCCAAAAGCATGCATGATTTTATTAGATTAATTAACCAAGGGTTGGGGGGGAAACCCCCCTTCAATAATCATGAATAACGTAGATTTATTGTTGACCATATTATCCGTACTAAGTTTTATATTTTTAGTCTTAGTGATCAGCGGGCTTTTAATTGTATAGGTTCACCCTGTGGGAGATCGGGAGGGCTTCGGCTTTCCCTTTCTTTTTTTATATATAGAACAGGTATCAAAGGGCTGC